AAAGATCTATCTGTTCTTGTAACGTCATGCGTTATACTCCTAAAAATGATGGGGGTATGGACTTCTAGACAGGCAATGTAATTCCTGCATATGCCAGTAGACCCCCATCAAGTTACCCTTTAAAAGGGTATTTCATCATCTGGGACAATATCATTAATGACTACCGCACCAACATCTTCTACGGTCTGCATCTTTGAAACATTTAGCCCATTTTTTTTACGCCACTTGGACATGACATCTTCATTCCAAGAATCACGGTCTTCGACAAGACCATATAGTGTTCTCCTCTCATCAACCGTGAGTGGGGAATCCTTCCCCCTGGATGGTTTGGCAACATAGAAGGAACCGTTTGCTCCTGCCATTTTTTCAATCACCCAGTCTGTTTCTACTTCAAGAATCTCTCCTTTCAGTGCTTCCAAGTGATCGCATAGAGGCATAAAAGCATTCCCAGTACAACGCATTATAAAGGGTATGTTTTGCCCCTCTTTTTTAGTTCCATCTTGGTAAATCCCCTTAATTGAGGCAACTCCCCAAATTACACGATAGAACTTTTTAGGTTTTTGTGCTGCAATAAGAGCAGCATCGTTGACTTCATCTAGCTCTCTTACGTCACGGCTGAACATTTTACCACAACGCATACCCCCGGAAGTATCTTCGACATTGGCTTCCCCACCATTGAAGAAGAATATAGTCTCCGAAGCGTATCTTTTCTCTGCATCATTCCACTCCCGCACTTGATATCCGCTGGAGAGAATTTTACAGTGAGTTAGTTCCCCGTATATTGTATCCTCTCCATCATACAGAGAGAATACTCCTACAGGATATTCAAGGCCATCTTTATCCATGTCCCTGTTGTTTACCCGAAGCACAGCAAGGTCGCTGGCCCCCGGTTGAACACCCGCTAATATTGCGAGTGCAGCTTTCTCAGTATTATCTACTAGTGCGACTTCTTGTTTTCTAGCCATTTGTTTCCTCTAGTGGTTAGTAGTGATCCAACCCCGGTCAGGGCTGGTTTGTGCATTATGCACATTTTTACGAACTTGTCAACCCTTAAATATCTTTTCCATTTCTAGCCAATTCTTTCCCCGCTTGATTTCTATTACGAGAGGTATATTAAAAGTAAAATTAAACTTATGATCCAATCCATCTATAACCCCCAACATAGCGTCAGCTATACAATCCTTAACTTTATCCTCTTCGCCTGGACATGTGTCTACGATTATACTATCGTGGACTTCATTGATAAGCAAGGATCTGAGCCCATATTCTTTCATTAAGTGGTACAACTTTGTACAAGCTATTGGTACGATATCGGCTGTGGCGAAGCCTTGAACAGGATAGTTCTTTATCTTAGTAGCCCCGCTAATCCCTCCTGTGGCACTGCGATTGCACCACGGAAATTTATATATTCTTTCCGATGGTAACACAAGTCTTTTATATACTACTGCTTGATCTAATATCTTATTATGCCAACTGGCTATTCCGGTATATCGCTTGGAAAACCATTTGTAATAAGCTTGTTCAGCTTTAGATCCAGTGGTCCCCCCATAAAGTGGTTTAAAGGTGTGTTCCTTAGCATCTTGCCGGGTAGTTTTCTGTCCCATTTTAGTGAGGATATCGGCTGTCCTTTGATGAACGTCTACTCCATCAAGTATATCAGCTTTAGCTTGATTACACTTTGCTAGAGCCGCTGCTACCCTGAATTCTAATTGGGCGTAGTCTCCTTCCGTGATCGTTCCTTTTTTCCATCTACTAACAACGACCTCTCTAATCGGAAATGTCCCTCCCCTTGGTTGATTATGGAAATTCGGAGCGCGGCTTGATAACCTCCCTGTTGCCGTAACGCATTGCATAAACTGAGTATGTAGGATTCCATCTCTTCCGACATGCGATCTGATCCCGGCGATGTAAGTGTCAAGGTAACTGGTGACGGCGTTAAGTCGTACCATTTTCGTAAGGAAGGTTTTGGCATCCTTATTTTTTGCCTTTCCTGCTAATCGTATAAGTATATTTTTACCACATTTATATCCGTGTGCAGCCAAATCATGTACTGTTGAAGGTACTTGTTTAAATCCAGCAACTTCTCCCGTAGGTGTGTAAATTATTCCACATCCCCCGCACATATTGCAGTTATGTCTTGGTTTACCCCACCCTCCACTCTTTAACTTTCTGGATACTTTTCCAGTGCCGTGACAAGTTAGACATTGATTAGCTTTTGTTTTCTGAATTACATAAGATCTAGATTTAATTGCTTCCCCTAATTTTTTAGATGATATGTTTAGTGGTCGTTTGGGTCTAACCGATCCGCTGATAAATTCGGAGCCTAGATTAAATTTATCCGCCCATACTCTTTTGTTAAGAGGTTTGCGAGAAAAAATAATCATACTTAAATCATCGGGACTTGTCAACTTAAAAGGTGTGTCCCCCAATGATTCTCTAGCAAGCTCATATAGCTTCTCTGAAAGCTCGGCTTTTTCCTTGCTATATTCTTCTTGTAATTTCTCCAACACTTCGATGTCAATGGCAATCCCGCTACGCTCCATCTGTGTAAGAACATAACAGAATTCGTTCATCAAGTCAACTGTTTTTTTCATGTATCCTCGCCTTGTGCCTTATCTTTTTGGGGAGTGGTTCATTACGGAAAGCCCTTGCCGGATGTTTGTCTACATCAATCCACCTCATCGGCGGTTCTGCTTTACAGTAGCGGCAGCACCAACCATTGGCGTATTCTAACCAACCCCAAAGTTTTGCACCTTTGCGCCCATCAACTTCCATATACATACAGCATCGTATACATTCTAAATTCATAATCTAGCTATCATTTTGCTGTGCTTCATATAGTTGTTTGGTTATGTTGACATCGTTCCTACCGTATTTCTCTACTAATTTCCACGGTATAGATTCAAAGCCTATCTCCATATCAAAATACTCTTTTATCTCATCTGTCTTACCATTTATCCCATAGCGTCTGCAACTTTCATCTAGCCCAAATTTAACTGTCTTAAGCCCACCTGCTTTAACATACTCATAGATCATTGTGTCATATATATCACCATTATATACCCATCCACATTCAAGAAGCCATGAGAGATCGAATTTAATGTTATGTCCTACGAGAAGTGTTGTTTTGTCTAAGACACTTTGAAGTATCTTTGGATGTGCTCCGGTTGGACTACTTCTAACATCATTGTGCCGTATACATATATACTCATCACCATCATCATTGCTCCACCCAACACTTACTAGATAGTTCCTATTGTTGTATGGACTGGGTGATCTATCTGGCCCATTGGTTGTGGTTTCTATGTCAATTACTGTTAACATCTCGTACCTTGTCGATGAGATCTTGTGTTAGTTTGGTGGCACTTCTACCAATATCGAGAGCTTCCGCTAAGTCCATTCTAAGTTTCTCGTTCTCTTCACGTAATACCTTAATAGTATGTTTGCAACATTTGTTATCTGCTCTCTCTTCTTCAAGTAACTTGTCTACTGATAGTGTCATCGTAACTACTCCACTGATTGGTGTGTGCGTTAAATAGCATTGCTTCTTTGCCATGCCAGCCGTTAATCTTGTTTTTACTTATAGTAGCATATAGTAATTGTGCTTTTGGATCTTCATGTTCTGGTTCAGGGTGAATTTGTCCCCACTTACCTATTCCTAATATAAGATCAGCTTCACCTGCCTTGCCTGTTTTACTCCCATCGAGCATTGAATAAGGTAACACCCCCTTATTCTCTGCATCTACCGATGCTTGTGAAATATTAATAACAAGACAATCGCATGATTTGGCAATCTCCCTGGTTTTTTGATATAAAGCTCTTAATCTCTCATGCCCTGCATCATACTTTTTACCAAGATGTAGTTTATCAGCTTGATCTAGGACTATAACATCAGGTTTACTCTTTAGTGCACGAGATTGTATAGTTTCAATCGGCATTGCTCCTATCTGCCTTACAGTAAGGTATGGTGTGTATTCAGTCCATTTAGTAGGATCTTTTTTGTTATTTATAGCTGATACAATAGCGGCATCGTCTTCTCCCGTACATGCTCTACGAATATTAAGCATGATCTTCATTCCGGGCTCTTCGTTTGCATAATATTCCGTCGTAATACCGGATTTCATATATCCAGCGACTAAGCTAGCGACAAAAGAAGATTTACCAATTTCCGGTCTGCCAAAGATAATGGCGAGGTTTCCTCTAGACATTCCACCAACTCTCTTCTGCAAGATTGGGACATTGAATGGATATCTGTTTGTAGCCGCAAAAAATTCATGTAAGTCTTCAAGCTTTGGGGAGACAATTTCTCCATCATTTTGCTCTTCTTCTGGTAAAGTGGATAGTAAGGTAATGACGTGTCCATGACTTTCCTCATTTTGCTCTATTGTACGAGCTAAAGCATTAAGAGCCTCTATTCTTAGGCTTTTCTTTGCTAAGTTAAATATAAATTTTCTTGCTACTTCTATTTCTACCGGTTTTACTTGCCTAATATTATTAATTAATTCTACCATTAACATTTTCTTAGCAGTGGTAGATACTTTTTTTGTAATCATGTACTCATGCACAATATCAAGATCCACGCCGGAACTAAATTCGGTATGTACCTCTTGTATTGTTTCGGCTATTCCCTCTAAATCTTCAGAGAAGGATGCTGGTTTGAAGATATCTATGCAATCTAGATAAACCTCCCTATTTATAAGAGAGCGCAATAAGCGTAATTCCATGTTATCCATTAGTTATTCTTCCATTGGGAAATTTGGCGTTACTTTATCCCACGGCACTGTAAATACCCATCCTTTCTCTTCATCTTCAACTTCAAATAATTCTTGTGTTGAGTCGCTTGCAATTATAGTACCATCTCGTGTAAGTTCTTTGTGTCCAGCGATGGGCAGGTCGGCCAAACTATAAAAGCCTCCTGGCCTACCATATTTATCGACAACAAATTTATGTGTGTATTGGCATTTCATTTCTGTTCTCCTTTGTTTTGTGGTTAAGTATTCTCCTTACTTCATCAGGTGTAAAATACTTTAAGTCATCAGGGATTAGCACTGCGCGGGCGTCAGTGTATGCGCTCAAGCGATCAGCCATAGCTATCCCCTCAGAATGTGCATCTGGATCTAATGCTACTGTTATACTATTATACACCATCAGGTCGAGTACGTCAAGGTCAGTTAAATTTGTACCTAAAAGGGCCATGCTCGAATACCCTGCTGCTCCCACTATACATGCACTGGGTATATCTTCTACAATAACACATTCTCCCTCATGATTATGCTCCCCTACCTTTACTATGAATGAACGGCCACTTTTACCATACTTCCACCATTTGGGCAATGTCCCATCTAAAGACTTTCCAATGGCATCAATTACTCGTTTACCCCTTGTTATCAAATATACTAATCTATTTAGTTTAGGATCATATTTTATCTGAACAAACTGCTCCATGTTTATTTTCCTAAGATACATGGATGCTCGTGTAGCAGTACTATTACTTTCTACTGCAGTAAAATGCAATGGTAACTCAAATGTAGTTAATTGAGTTGGAGGTAAGCCCACTATAGATGTTAGGATTTCATCAACAGATCTTTTTATCATACTACGTCCTTTTGTGGTACAGTGAGCCTTAAAGCAGAACCACTTTAATTCACCTAACTCATTGGAAATACTAAGAGTGTTCCTCCCCCCACAATCAGGACAGTTCCCCCTCCATGTAGGCATCCCGTTTAGTAATTGTTTCGCGTCTTGCTTGTTCAACATCTCCTATAATATTCCTTGCTATATCTCCAATTGAAAACCCAAGGCGATTCAATTTATGTATGCATTCTATTGAATCAATATATCCATAGGCTAAATCTTGTAGAATAATTTCAACATCATTGTACCATTCTAGCTGCAGTGGCGAGTCGTCGTAAAACTTCTCTCCCAACTCGCTCGTAATTCTGTTGTATGTAATTTTGTTTTTCGTATTCTGTCTCAATTCCATTCTCCTCCATCTCCCAATCTAAAATTGATCTGACTTCTATGTCGGCATCGCTCATACGTCCCATTTTAGTTTTGCTCTAAATTTGAGTAAGATAATATATAGAATTTCCATTGTACATAGTCTCTTACATAAGTTGTTAATGTTTCATTTTCTAACATTTCTTCCATACCAGATTCACCTAAGTTTTCTGAATTGTCTGTTATGAATTTCTCAAGACGTAATACCCTCTTTTCTAGCGCAAGGTATTGACCAATAGTAGGATTACTCATATTCTTCTCCCTTATCTTAGGATTATTCACATTCTTCTCCCCTATCTATAGCATCATCTATTTCTCTATCTCTAACCTGATCGGTCATGTAATCCCCATAATCTTCAAGGTAATTCATGACTTTAGCTCTTGCTAATTCACATGCTGTCTTCTCAGAGAGATTAGGAAATTCCTCCATTATCTCTTCGTAGTATTGTAGATATAGATCTTCATGATTATACACTGACATGTTCAAATTCTTTCCAAATGTTGGAGTTAAGCATGGTAGACACTTTCTCATGCCTGTTGCGTCTTGTATTTGGGGTCCATCCCCCACGTTGTGCTTGCGAGTGTGAGGCCCATGCAGTAGCAACGTTGTAAGCTTGCCACATAGTGTTTCCTGCTTGACGTGTCCAGTCAACCATTAGACTATCTAAGACTTTTTTGTTTGTTTTGACCTGTCCCCCCACAGTATATTTTGCCAGTGTCATTTTGAATAATTCCACTACCATTGTATGTGTTAGATGGATATTCATCCATCTTTGGTATTCCCCTTCCGATTCAAAGAATGCTTCCAAGCCATTAGCAATCTTTTGACCTTCTCCCTCCACGGAAATATTTGTAGTGTGTTTGCGGTGTGTGCCATTCCCTGCTGACTCACTAGTCGTGCAACCGTTTAGGCACCACAATCTAAATGCACGTAAAAACTGTTCGTACATCCAGGTAAGGTCATAACTGTTATTGATTTGAAGACCGTATTTGATTATATCCCCTACCTTTGGTTCAATAGTTATTTTGGGAAAAGTG